TAGAAGCTACTGCACTGGTCTCTTTCTTCTCTAAAGCTCTCTGGATGCTCAGGGATATCTTAGGGTTACAAACCAGACGACTGGCTTCGACTTCTACCCACTTGGGTATCGTTCCCTTCTTAGTTAGCTGGACATCGTAAGCTTTAGCATAAGCTTCCTTGTAACTACCCAACTTGCCCTTGATAATTTCATCCACGAAGGCTTGCTGTTTTATGGTTAGACTATTGCCTGTCTTTACCAACTCCAAAGCTGGCTTTTTTTTTACTAGATTATTGCCTGTCTTCTTCTTACTCATAGGAGATATATTAACCAGTCTCTGGTTCTCTTACTATGCTCACAATTTGCTAGCTATAAAGTTATTGATATTGATATGTATTTTGCTAATATATCCATAACTAGATAAGGAAATATATAGAACAGAAACAAACGAACTTGCTCCCTTGGAGCTGAAGCAATAGCAAAGTGGCTTTATAACTCAACACTAGGCTCTAGCGGTCTTACTGGAAGTAGTCGCTGGTTCGAGGGAGGTGTCAGATACCTCGCAGACCAGCCAACGAATCGAAGACCCTAAGAACTGAGAGGGTATAACCAGTTAATAATAAATAAAGTGCCAGTGTCTGAAGAGGGTAAACCAGCCAGACAAGAACATAGGGAAAATTGTCCGCTAACTTCTGACGAGGTTAGACATCAACACGAAGATTTTATCTTCCCATCATATGGCTTCTGTCATTCCATTCGGACATCCTTAATAACCTATGACGACACAAACCTCTAGTGTCCTATGGAAGTGGCTAGCCATAGCTGAATGAGATAGCCAAATAACGAAACACTATGGAGGTGTTGTATGTTGAACGATGTAAATAAATCGTTAGGAGTTGAATACTCCGCAAAGCTCGATATGCTTGCTCAATTTTATTTGAGTGGTCACTATGGAGAAGAGGAATATGACTGGTTCATGAATGAACTAGAAATGATGAGTGCAGATGCAAGAAATACATTAGGGTCTGTTGCTTCATTGATTTACTTCAGACTTCTGAAGATTGAAAAGAAGGGTATATCTAGTACTTCGATTCATGACTTGCACATAGAATGTATGAAGGAAGATGGCAAAGAGATTACCCAGATTATCTTGAAGAGATTTGTGGAATCTGATTTGTTTAACCCTTACGACTGGAGGATGAACTAATGAAGAAGAAATTGCATTGGTCTAAGTACCACGAAAACTATAAGAATTACATTCTTAAAGCTTTAGATTCTGAAGATGATTTGATTGACCAGAATCTATCGAGGAAGGAAAAGATTGAATATTTATCAGATAGGTTTTTTGATGAATACTCATTCCAAATTAATCAACTAGGGCAACATGGAGCTATGTCTGAATGGCTTTCTGGATGTGCTATTAATATTCCTTTTTATTACTCTGATATCATCCAACTTGCCAAAGATATGGGTTCAGTGGATGAAGATTTAACTGAAGAGCAAGAAGAAAATATCTGTGATAATTACTTCGATTTTATGGCTAGTATGGCTCTAGCTCTAATTAATGAGAGGGTATCATAATGGATGCTTTTATGGTCTTTATAGTCTTCGGAATAATCGATAATGCAGTGATGATATTCGGAGCTATGACTGGTTACGAGGTGGAGAAATATCTGCCTAAGAGATTCCAGTCTGGCTTGGGTGTTGTCTATGGTGCTGGTATCGGTAATGCTCTCTCAGATTTTGCTGGGGGAGCTACTACCGCATCTTGGGATTTGGCTTTTGGTACTGCCTTGGGTTGTATCTTAGGTTTAATTTTCATTCCTATGTTTGCCTTTATTGGCAAGCTAAGGAGGATAAAAAATAAGCAATACTGAAGAGACCTTATTGGTCGAAACACCGCTTAGGCGGTGTCTATTGCATTGTACGAGCATATGATTTGCTCGGTGTAATAATCATTAAAATTATGGAGGTAATTGATATGATTAAACCAAGTAAAGCGAAGCAGTTAGCTATGACTGTGCTGAAGGGTGGTAATGTACCCTTCTTCTTGGGTGGAACTGGTGTAGGTAAATCTGCAGTAGTGAAGCAAATAGCGAAAGAGCTAGCTGAAGATAGTAAGCTAGTCGTTGATGGGATAAATCCTAAAGCTAACGAATTTGGATTCGTAGATTTTAGATTGTCCTTGTATGAATCTGTAGATTTAGGTGGTCTACCTTATATCGAAGATAGTATTCAGAAGAGAGCCTTCTTAGGTAACTTACCTGTAGATGGTCGAGGTCTGATATTCTTCGATGAATTTGCTCAAGCTCATAGCTCGGTGCAAGCAGTGGTAGGGCAATTAATCTATGAGAGAAGACTTGGAGAGTATGTACTTCCCAAGGGATGGAAAATTGTTTGTGCTGGTAACAGAGCAAGCGATAGAGCTGGAAGTAACAAGCTTCCTTCTCATGTTATTGGTAGATGTAGCATGATAGATTTTACTCATGACTTTGATGACTGGAATCGCTGGGCTACCGAGAACGAAGTCCATCCATATGTCTTAGGATTCTTAAACTTTCAGCCTAATTCGTTGAATGTTTTTGACCCTAAAATTACTGACCCTCAGCCTAGTCCTAGAGCATGGACAAGACTGAGTGATACTTTAAAAGTTAATTCAGATAAAAACATAATCCAGAGTTTAGCTCGGTGCGATGTTGGAGAATTAACTGCTATTGAGTTTGCCAACTTTATTACCTTGTTAGAGGATGTTCCTAATCTTTCCCAGATACTAAAGGGAGATGATGTTGAGGTCGTAGATGGTGGCGGTATTTGTTATGCAACTAGCATAGCATTACTTGATAGAATCGTAGATGCTAAAGAAAAAGATGTGCATGACTGGTTTGAAAATGCCTTGGCTTATATCAAGCAATTTTCTACTCCAGAATTTTCTATCTTTTTCGTTAGGCAATGTGTCGCACAAAGAGAAGAGCTAAAAGAATCTTCTGCTTATGTGACATTCAAAGTTGAAAACAAAAACCTAGAGTATTGAGAAATATTTACTGGTTAATGTTTTTATGAGGTAAAAGATGAATACTAACGAAAATCATTTACACGAAACCGCTTGTCTTGTTAGATTTTCTACTAAATTTTGGTCTGGTATTAAATCAGACAAAATGCTTAGGGAAGCTCTAGCAAACAATGTGAAAGCTAACGATGAATTGTTAAATGTGCAAAAGCATTTAGTAGGTAATTCTCATTCCAAATACTTTAGAAAAATTGTTAATAAAGTTAGGAATGAATTTTACTATCCAATGACTTTGCCTTGGGATGATTCTTCTAACGATTGTGATGGAAAAGTCGTAAGTGGCTGGAGATTATGTCCTAGTACTGAGCTAGATAAACTCCAGAAACATATGGATGAAGCCAAGCACGATTTTTATAAAGAGGTCGATGGTTTTATTCGTAACTATCCAAGACTAAAACTAGAAGCTAAGGAGCTACTAGGAAATGCTTGGAACGAATTTGACTATCCGCATCCAGAGGAAGTTAGGGAAAAATTTGTTTTTGAATTTGACATAAATACTCTGCCAAAGATTGCTAGTAAGAACGATATTAGACTTAATGTTTCTGAAAAATTAAGGTCGAAAATTGAGAATGATATTAGCAAAAGAATTAAAAATAATATTGCTAATTCTTCTAAGGTTGTTGTCCAGACTTTGATTGAACAAGTTACCCATTTAGCTAATAAGGTTAAGACCTTTAACCCTAAAGATGCCAGCTCTGGTTTCTTCAAAGAAAGCAGTATTGACAAACTTAGGCAAGCTATATCGGTGCTACCATCATTCAATAATGATGTGTTTGGTAATGATGAAGATATTGCACAAGCCCATCAAAATTTAGTGCTGGCTATGTCTAAGATTGAAAATGCTAAGTCTTTGAAAGAGGATTCTGATTCTGGTAAAAAGAAGAGGGATGATGTTGCCAAAGATTTGGATGATGCTATTGACCCTATCAAGGGTGGATTCATGGATAAGCTTGGAGGTGCAAAGTGAGTGTAGATAAAATTACTGCTTGCAGAGCCAAGCTTATGAAGAGCAATATTGGAATCGCTTCAATATTGCTTCCCTTGGATTTGGTTGAAAGAGAATCCATTAGCACGATGGCTACAGATGGCAAGAACATTTTCTATAATCCAGACTTTGTTAATAAACATACAGAGAAAGAAATAGAAGGTGTTCTGCTTCATGAAGGGTGTCATGTTATCTGGGAGCATCCTCTGAGAATCGGTAACCGAAATCATGAGCTATGGAATATAGCAACAGATTTTGCTATCAATGCTTGGATTCGTTTTGACTTAGGCATGGAACTTCCAGAGGGTGGCATGTTGGATGAAAGGTTTCGAGGTATGTCCGCAGAAAAGATTTACGATATGCTGGACAACGATGATGACCTTTTAGACGAGATTAAAGAGGAGTATTCAGACGAAGAATCTGACACTGAATCTGATACTGATTCAGATTGTGGTTCAAATT